TCTTCTTGAGGAACGGCATCCTACTGTTAATGTTGATAAGATTCTTAATCAAGAACTTACTTTTGAGATGTATAAAGATTATGCTGTATGCGCTAACGGTGCTATGTACCGTAAGGATGTTCGTGGGTTTCTTCCAGAATTGATGGAGAAGATTTACGATGAACGTGTAATCTTTAAGAAGAAAATGCTTACAGCAGAGCAAGAATACGAGAAGACAAAGAACAAAGAGTTGATTAAAGAGATTGCTCGATGCAATAATATTCAAATGGCACGTAAGATTCAACTTAACTCTGCCTATGGTGCCATTGGAAACCAATATTTTCGTTATTACAAACTTGCAAATGCTGAAGCAATTACTCTTTCTGGTAAGGTTTCAATTCAGTGGATTATGAATAAGATGAATTCTTATTTAAATAAAGTTCTAAAGACGGATGGTGAAGACTATGTTATTGCTTCTGATACTGATTCCATCTATCTTAATATGGGTCCTTTGGTCGAAATTGTATTCAAGGGAAGAGAAAAAACTACTCAAGACGTTATTTCGTTCCTTGATAAGATCTGTCAGATGGAACTTGAAAAATATATTGAAAGTTCTTACCAAGAACTGGCGAACTACGTGAATGCTTATGATCAAAAAATGGTTATGAAACGTGAGTGTATTTCTGAACGTGGTATTTGGACTGCAAAAAAACGCTATATTTTGAGTGTTTGGGATAGTGAGGGTGTTCGTTATGAGACTTCTAAACTTAAAATTAAAGGAATTGAAGCAATCAAATCTTCAACTCCTGCACCTTGCCGTAAAATGCTAAAAGAAGCATTTAATATTTTGATGAGTGGATCAGAAGATGATATGATTAAGTTTATTGAAGAATTTAAAGAAAGGTTTAAACAATTTTCTCCAGAAGAAATATCATTTCCACGTTCTGCTTCTGATGTTCAGAAATACACTTCATCCTCTCAAATTTATATAAAAGGAACTCCTATTCACGTTCGTGGAGCACTTCTTTTTAATTATTATATTAAACAAAATAAACTTACCGCAAAATATTCTCTTATTCAAAATGGAGAAAAGATTAAATTTGTTTATCTAAAGAAACCAAATACTATTCATGAAAATGTTATTTCATTCATTCAAGACTTCCCAAGAGAACTAAATCTTGGTAAATACATAGACTATGATTTGCAGTTTGAAAAGTCATTTCTAGAACCACTTAAAGTAATTCTTGATATTATTGGATGGAGAGTGGAGAAAAAATCATCTTTAGAATCATTTTTCATATAAATGAATTTACCAGTTTCTCATAAAGAATTAAATGAAATACTTCAATCTATAAGATATAAATACCCAGATTTATATGCTAAACTCTGGGCACATAAAATAAATGTTTTAAATGGAGATAAAAAATAATGGATTTTCTTAAGGATATTATAAAAGAGATTGGTGACGACTTTACTAAGTTAGCGTCTGATATTGAAGAAACGGAAACTTATGTTGATACGGGTTCATACGTTTTTAATGCACTGGTCTCAGGTAGTATATTTGGCGGTGTATCTGGGAATAAGATTACTGCTATTGCTGGAGAGTCTTCTACTGGAAAGACTTTTTTCTCTCTCGCTGTGGTTAAGAACTTTCTTGATACTAATCCCGATGGTTACTGTCTCTACTTTGACACTGAGGCTGCTATCACTAAATCACTTATAGAATCTCGTGGAATTGATACTACTCGTTTGGTTGTTGTTAACGTTGTTACTATTGAAGAGTTTCGTACAAAGGCACTCAAAGCAGTAGATATGTATCTGAAAGCACCACTAGAAGATCGTAAACCTTGCATGTTTGTGCTAGACTCTTTAGGTATGCTCTCTACATCCAAAGAGATTACAGACGCACTAAACGAAAAAGAAGTTCGAGATATGACTAAATCTCAACTTATTAAAGGTGCTTTCCGAATGCTCACACTCAAACTAGGTCAAGCAAATGTCCCGCTCATTGTCACAAATCATACATACGATGTCATCGGAGCTTACGTACCAACTAAAGAAATGGGAGGAGGTTCTGGACTCAAGTACGCAGCAAGCACGATCATTTATCTCAGCAAAAAGAAAGAAAAAGATGGAACAGAAGTGGTCGGCAATATTATCAAAGCTAAGACTGCTAAGTCGCGTCTGAGTAAAGAAAATAAAGATGTTGAAATTCGTTTGTTTTATGATGAGCGTGGTCTTGATCGATATTATGGTCTTCTTGAACTCGGTGAGATTGGTGGACTTTGGAAAAACGTAGCGGGACGTTATGAGATTGAGGGTAAAAAACTTTATGCTAAACAGATTCTAAAAGAACCTGAAGTATATTTTACCGAAGAAGTAATGCAAAAATTGGATCAAATCGCACGTAAGGAATTTAGTTATGGAGAAGGTTGAGTTTCTAATTCTTAGAAACCTATTACATGATGAAGAATATTTAAGAAAAGTATTGCCATTCATTAAAAATGAATATTTTGATGATTCTGAACAAAAGATAGTATTTGAAGAAATAACAAAATTTGTGTTGGAATATAATAATGTTCCAACTAAAGAAATACTTTGTATCGAGATTGAAAAGAGAATAGATATAAATGAAGACCAGTTTAAAAAATTAATTCATTTAGTATCAAGTCTTGAAAGTATTGTAGTAGAAAAAAACTGGTTATTAGATACCACCGAAAAGTGGTGTCGTGATCGTGCCATTTATTTGGCACTTATGGAATCTATTCATATTGCTGATGGGGATGATAAAAAATCTCCAGACGCTATTCCATCAATACTTCAAGATGCTCTTGCAGTAAGTTTTGATAATCATGTTGGGCATGATTATCTTGAAGATTACGAAAAACGTTATGAATCTTATCATAAAAAGGAAGAAAAAATTGAATTTGATCTTGAATATTTTAACAAAATTACAAAAGGTGGGATCCCTAACAAAACTCTTAATATCGCTCTTGCTGGTACGGGTGTCGGCAAGTCTCTATTCATGTGCCATGTTGCTAGCTCCGTCTTGCTCCAAGGGAGGAACGTTCTGTACATTACGTTGGAAATGGCAGAAGAACGCATTGCTGAAAGAATTGATGCAAATCTCTTGAATGTTCCTATTCAAGATATCGTCAATCTTCCAAAACAAATGTTCGAAAGTAAAGTGACAAATCTTGCAAAGAAGACTCAAGGAACTCTAATCATTAAAGAATATCCAACTGCTTCAGCACATGCCGGGCATTTTAAATCTCTTCTTAATGAACTTTCTCTTAAAAAGTCTTTTAAACCTGATATTATCTTTATCGATTATTTGAATATTTGTGCTTCTAGTAGATATAAGGGTAATAGTAGCATTAATTCTTATACTTTTGTAAAAGCAATTGCAGAAGAACTTCGAGGTCTTGCAGTTGAGTTTAATGTCCCTATTGTAAGTGCTACTCAGACAACTCGTTCTGGATATGGTTCTTCTGATGTGGAACTGACTGATACCTCGGAATCATTTGGTCTTCCTGCCACTGCTGACCTGATGTTTGCTCTGATTTCTACAGAAGAACTTGAAGGACTTGGACAGATTCTTGTTAAACAACTTAAGAATCGTTATAATGACCCTACCATCCATAAGCGTTTTGTGGTTGGTATTGATCGTGCTAAAATGCGTCTTTATGACTGCGAACAATCTGCTCAACAAGATATCCTTGACAATGGGAAAGATGAAGAGTATGATTATGAAGAAAAGAAACCTAAGAAAACTTTTGAGGGATTTAAATTCTGATGACTGATAAAAAAGTAATTGATTCTGACAAATACATTGATTTTGTTCGTCAAACTACAAGTCCAGCAAGTAGTGACTTTGCTCAACTTCTTTCACGAATGACTGAACTTGAAGCAAAACATGATGCTGATGTTCCTCGTCTTTTGACCGCTGCTCTTGGTATGACTGCAGAAGCTGGTGAATTTACTGAGGTTGTAAAAAAAATTATTCTTCAAGGTAAGCCTTATATTGAAGAAAATGTCTTTCATATGAAGCGTGAGCTTGGTGATATTTGTTGGTATATCGCTCAAGCTTGTATGGCACTTGATACCAACTTCCGTGAGATTATGGAAATGAACTATGAGAAATTGAGTGCTCGCTACCCAGAAGGAACGTTTGATGTATATAGAAGTGAAAACCGTGTAGAGGGTGACCTATGACTAAAGAAAAACAAGTAACACTTAAACTTGATACTCGTACCGCTGCAGCAGTCCGACAAGTTTTATTTGATGCCCAAAAAGGATATACTTATGATGAAGTAAGTGTTCCTCCTCGGGTGAATGATATTCGTGAGGTAATTGGGCAACTTGATGATAATATTGGCGCTGTTTTTGGTGCTTGAATTTGACTCCTTCGGGAGTTTTTTTGTTTTATAAATAAATAAAAAAGTATTCGTAAAAAAAAATGTCTAGAATTACTGGAAAACAAGCTCTTGGACTTTTTGAGGCTTATCAAGCAGTATATGCTCCCCAAGAATTATCTGAAGAACAGATTTGGGAAGAAGTGGAAGAGTGGGTAAATTCACTTCTAGAAGAAGGATATGACCTAAGTGGTTATACTTGGGAAGATATGTATGATGCTTATATTGAAGAAGCGAGAGCAGAAGGTGTAAAACCTTATAAAGCAGGACCAACTCAAGCAGATGTAAGAGCAAATGCTGCTGCTGCTCGTCAAAAGCACGTTGCGGGCGCTGCTGGACAAAAGGGTTATGGACCTGAAGATAAGTTTAAGAGTGATTGGAAACTGAGAGCAACCCCATCTTCAACAAGTAAGAGAAGAGATGGAAGTGTTGAAACTGTTTCTCAAAGAATGGATAGAGAACAACCTTATAAAAAGAGAATGACTGGAGAACTTGCTAGAAAGCAAGGAAGTCGTATTGCTTCTGCTGTTACTAGAACAATTGAAGGTCCTGGAGAACCTCAAGCAGTCACAATGCCTAGAATGAAGGCAAAAGTGTCTAAGGAAATTGTTAGAAAGGAAGAAGTAGATGTTTATGATGTAGTTCTTTCCCATCTTCTTGGTGAAGGATATGCTAATTCGGTTGAATCTGCAGAAGCAATTATGGTAAATATGAGTGAGCAGTGGATTGATACTATCATTGAAGATTTTGATCAACTTGATGAAGCAGAAGGTTCTTATGGTGAAACTCCAAAGGCATATAGTGCAGCAAGAAAAACCAAGATGACTGCAAAGAGAAAGCCCTTCCTCAAAAAGATGTTAAGCAGAACTAATCCTGCTAATAGAACAAGTACTTATGATTCTCCAAGAAAGGGTTTGACTGCTGACGATAGAGAAAGAGCAAGAGCAGGTTCTGCTTATGGTGTAGGTACTCGTGATGACCACGATTATCCTTCTCAGGGTGCTGGTGGTGTAACCAAGAGTGCTAAGAAACTCCGTAAGCAAAGAGCAATGGGAGAAATTGATTGAAAATCTAAATTATAGAATTTATTGACCCCCCTTTCTAAATATAAGAAAGGGGGGTTTTTTTATGAAAAAAAGTTTCACAGCAAAAAATATTATATTATTTTTTAAAGATAAAGATAATATTTCTGGAACTAGATTTGATTATTTTATTTCTAATAAACTTGAAATAAAATTCGAACCAAAAAATACTGTTTTGAAAAATATATTTAAGAGAGATCTTTTAAAATTATTTAAAGATAACTTTTTGCAAGAAAAAATACCTAAAGAAATTAAAAATGGAAAAAAATATATACTTGAATTTGAAGTAGAACAGGAATATGATACCTTCCAAGTTTCTACAGAAATACAAGAGAAAGGAACTGTTTGGATTTTTAATCAGGTGCTTAGAAATTCAGATAAAAATGCTAAATTTTCTTCGGTGGAAGATATTAAAAAACACCCAAAATATGGAGAGTTGAAAAAAATATTTGGTGGAGAAGTTCCTAGGGATTGGTTGGAATCATATTTAAAGCAGCAAGAAAAAATGATTCAGTTATTTAAAAGTCCAGAATGGGATTTATTTGAATATAAAGGATCTGGAACTTTTATGCAGTATATAATGGATTTGGTAAAAAAACTAGGGTATTCGTATCCTAGTTGGAATCCTTCTGATATATGGTTGGTTAAAGAGAAAGATGAGGTAAAAAAAGAAATAGATGAAAACCTTAAAAAAGATGGAAGAACACAAGGTCAAACCATATACGAATTGAATGATATATTAAGAAAATTGATAAGAGAAAAAAGAGTTATAGGTTTATCTTTAAAAAAAGTTTCTGGAAAAAAAGCAAAATTCGAATATGTTAATATTGATTCTAGGATATTTGATGATAAAATATTAAAAAGGGTAAAAAAGAAATATAATGTGCCTAGGTCAAATATAAAAATAAAATTAAACCTGTCTTTAAATAATGAAAAGAATTCTTTTAAAACACAGGATTTGACTATTAATGTTGGAAATAATTCTAGATTTCAAATTAAAGATAATGATGGTAGATTTAGAAATTTTGGCAATTTGAAGTTTGAATATAGTCCTTCGTCTTCTTCTGCAAGAGGTGGAAAAGCGCCTGTTGAAAAGGTTGAAGAATTAATGAAAGTAAATAATGTTTCATTTAAAAATAAATATCAAAATTATATAACAAGTTGGAGTAGTCAAGAAGATTTAAAAAATAAATTAAAAATCTATAAGAAAAAAATAGAACAGATAAAAAATAATGTAGAAATTGTAGTTAATACTTCAGATGAAGCTATAGAAAATTTTGAATTAATGTTTGGTGAAGGTGGAAATAAGTACTTGGCAAACAGTAAATTAATGCAATTGGAATTTATATGGCAAGTATTGCAAATAACTCCTTCCAATAATTATGAAGAATTTTGGACAGATATGATTTGGATTTCTTTAAAGAAAGGAAAAGATTTTGCTCCACATGGAAAATTATTTTAGTGTTAATTGAAATATATATTAAATTTATTACCAAATAAATAGTTAGAAACACTATAAGATGAAAAGATTTTCTCAATTTATATTAGAAGCAAAAGAAACCAGGGCATCTGAGCAAGCTAAGAAACTTGGTTTGGTTGGTGATGGGCACGGGGATTGGTATAACTCCCAGGGAGAATTTATTGCTAAAACTGTAGATGGGCAATTAAAATTTTTTAATAAAGGACAAAGAGTTGGTCAGAGAGATATTCCACCAAAATCTGGACAAGGAAGAGGAGCATCTGCTACGGCACAACAGCAAGTATCTCCACAACAAACTCAAGGTCAGCAAATTTCTCCTCAAAGAATACCTATTGGTCAAGAAGATCAAATGCCTGCGGATGATGAGTTTTT